TATTTCGCCGTGGCCATCGACCAAGCGTTTATCCATCACAACTTTTGGAATGGCCTCATCTGGTTCGGCTATGCCGTAGCGCAGATCGGCTTGTGGCACATCACCGTGCAACCCTGACACTATGGAGAAGTATCGAATTATGACACCCGAGATCGAGGAAATCGACAAGACCATCACTTTGCTCAAGAGCAAACGTCAGAAGCTCGTCGCCGAAGCCGCCAAGCGCAAGGCCGACGCCTTGTGCGCGGAGATGAGGAAGCGTAAGGGTAAATGAATTCTTTTCCATCGGAATATATTGCGCGCCCAGAGCAAGAATTGGAAATTTTTGCATCTGGAGTTGAGTTTGCTTCTAGCGTTTTGCGCAAAATAGTTAATGAGGCCAACAACTTTTCTCAATGGTCAGAGGAATATATTACTTGGATACATGGAGTTCAAATAGGAATTGGAGACTGCGCAACAAGAGGGCGGCGCATGCGGGATTTAAGATTAAGGGTAGCGCGAGGCAAGGGCCGTCACAAAAAATGGGAATGGGAAGAGCTTTGCAATGAGTTTGGCAACAGGTGCGTCCGCTGCGGAATAAAAGGTAAAGCACTTGAAAAAGACCACATTATCCCAATTTACCAAGGGGGGTCCGATTTAATTACGAACATCCAACCACTCTGCAAGGAGTGCAATACGTCTAAGGGGCCAGAATCATTTAACTGGGCCGAGCGTCGAAGAACGCGCGGATTTGAGTCTTAAACAAATGAACTTTTTAGCAGCAGTCAAAGGTATTGCGCCGGCAGGAGGCATTCGCCCCGCTAGTCACATAACCGCCAGCTTCGTAAGCGCAACAAAAGCGAAGCCTGCTGCCCATTACTTTGGTGGAGAAGCCGCATTATCGCGGCCCACCATAGCTGCGGTCATTGAGGGGCGTCTGGATATATCCGGGCGTAGCGACCTGAGCCGTAGCTCCACCTTCCTATGATCGCCTTCTTCCCCGACCGCGAGCGTGTCTACGTCAAAGGCAAGGACGCCCCCTGCCGCACGCTCATCTATTGCAAGAACGGCGGCGGGGAGAACGACTACGTCACCCTCATCCGCGAGGACAACGGCGAATGGCTCACCGTCCGCATCGACCAGATCGTCAGTGCGCCGAATCCGACCTTGGATATTGAGGAGGAAAAAGCGTGAGCGTGGATTTGCGCCACGGAGACTGCTTAGAAGTCCTGCGCGGCATGGCTGACGGCAGCGTGGATTCCATCGTCACCGACCCGCCCTACGGCCTCAGCTTCATGGGCAAACGCTGGGACTACGATGTGCCGAGCGAGGAGATATGGCGCGAGTGTTTGCGCGTTCTAAAGCCCGGAGGACATTTGTTAGCTTTTGCTGGCACGCGCACACAGCACCGCATGGCTGTTCGCATTGAGGACGCAGGATTTGAGATCCGCGACATGATTGCTTGGGTGTATGGCAGCGGGTTTCCGAAGTCGCTGGATGTAAGCAAGGCGATTGATAAGGCGGCTGGCGCGGAGCGCGAGGTTGTTGGGATAAGAACGGACGGCAGGGGAAAATCTCCTCAGAAGATCAATAATCACGGCCAAGGTGATACAGGCATCGGACACGCCGATGGCTCGAAACAAACATATTGCGAAACCGCGCCATCCACCGAAGCCGCTCGCCAATGGCAAGGCTGGGGCACCGCCTTAAAACCCGCGCTGGAGCCGATCACCGTAGCCCGCAAGCCGCTGACCGGCACCGTGGCCGCGAACGTGCTGGAGCACGGCACCGGGGCGCTGAATGTGGATGGGTGCAGGGTGGCGGTTCCCGCAGCGGATAAGAAAAACTACGACGCAAACATGGCGTGCCACGAAAGATATGCTGACGGGAGAGACAAACTCGGCGGCTACGAAGGGGGCTGGAACGCAGACCCGTCTACCATTAAGAACATAGGCGCAAGGTGGCCCGCCAACCTGATCCACGACGGCAGCGAGGAGGTGGTGGGGCTGTTTCCGGTGACAAGCGCAAGCAAGGCAACACCGCGAAACAATGGAGAGTTCAAAAGCATAGCAAAAGGCCGCGAACTTCCTCATGTTACCTATGGGCATAAGGATGCCGGAGGCTCCGCCGCTCGCTTCTTCTACTGCGCCAAGGCAAGCAAGAAGGATCGGGACGAGGGGTGCGAAGGCTTGGAGGAGCGAATTATTTGTATCACTGAAGGGCACGGACGAGGCGACATAAACACAAGCAAGGGTGACGGCACGGGAGTTAGAGAAAACCGCCCTCGTCGCAACCACCACCCCACGGTCAAGCCCACCGCCCTCATGCGCTACCTCTGCCGCCTAGTCACGCCGCCTAGCGGCACGGTGCTCGACCCTTTCATGGGCAGCGGCAGCACGGGCAAGGCGGCTGTGCTGGAGGGCTTCAACTTTATCGGCATAGAGCGTGAGGCGGAATACGTCGAGATCGCCAAGGCGCGGATCGCGGCGCCGGAAGCAAGCACAGAGCTGCCACTTTTCGCCGCCTAATTAGCACACAACCGCACACATGAACGTCTCCCTCAACCAAAACGAAGTCCTTGTCTCGACCTACATAGGCTCTCGCCGCAATGCCGAGGCATCCTTCCGCAAGCGTGCCCCGCGCTTCCCCGAGAAGACACCGGGAGAATTGTGGGGATTCCACATTGAGGCTGCACACGCCGAATGCGCCGTGGCCAAGTTGCTCGGGCTTTATTGGGGCTTTGGCGTTAACACGTTTCACACGCCCGACATTACTGGGACGAACTACGAAGTGCGCTGGTCGCAGCGCCCGAACCTCAAGGTCCGCCCCGATGACTCGGGCATCGTGATTTCGGTCAGCGGCAAATCGCCCGACTACGTTGTCCATGGGTGGATCAATGCCGAGGACGCCAAGCGCGACGAGTGGAAATGCGCGTCACCGCCTCCGTGCTATTTCGTGCCGCACGACAAGCTGCGTCCCGTCAGCGAATTGCTGAAACGCTAATGACTTTGCGCAAAGGACAACAGGAACCGCTCAACAATGGTCCGGGAGGACCGTGCGCGAAGCGTTGTTTCTGCCGATGCGCGGCGGGAAGCGGACATCTTGGGGAATTTGTCCGCCCCGCCATTTTTTAGATGAGCGACAAGAAATCCACTCCTCGCTCCCGCTTCACGCCGACTGCTCATCCGGTGATGAAGCTGCCGCCCAAGGACGTGCTCTTGGCTATCGGGCCAGAGAAGGGCTGGGATCTGCTGCTCAAGCGGGAAGAACTAATCCTCAAGGAAAAGGTAGACCCCTACCGCTACGGCTACCGCCCACCGATCTGGAACAAGGCCAGTCAGCTACTGGAGGACAACCGCGAAATCCTTGTCATGGGCGGCAACAGATCCGGCAAAACGGAGTGGGCCGCGCGCGAGGTGATCCACCGCCTATACCACAAGAAACAATCCGTGGCGTGGTGCTTCCAGACCACCGCCCCAAACAGCATTGAGATGATGCAACCCCGCGTCTTCAAATATCTGCCGGCCGACTGGCGGCAGGCGCGCAAGGGCACGGTCACGAATATCACTTACTCGGTCAAGGGTGGCTTTACCGAAAACAAGTTCGTCGCACCGAATGGCAGCCAGTGCATCTTCCGCAACTACGCACAGGACATCAGCACCATCGAAGGCGGCGAGATTGACATAGCATGGTGCGACGAATTGGTGCCGCTGGATTTCTTGGAGACCCTGCGCTTCCGTCTTCTCGACAGGAACGGCGTGCTCATCGTCACGTTCACCCCCATCGAAGGCTACTCGCCCACGGTAAAAGATTACCTCACCGGCGCCCGCAACGTGGAGGAGTGCGATGCGGAGTTGCTGCCCAAGTTTGAGGACAACAAAGGCGAGAAGGTCATCGTCGGCTACGAGAAAGTGCCCATCGTCCAGACAGGGCGCAAGGGCCGGCCGATCATTTACTTCCAGACCAAGAACAATCCGTGGGCCGGCTGGGAGCGCATGCAGCAGGAGCTACGCAACGAGACGCGCGAGAAGATCCTCTGCCGTGCGTATGGCGTCCCGACCCGCTCCATCAACAACCGCTTCCCGCTATTCAACGACAAGGTTCACGTCATCAAACACGAATGGATTCCCAAGGAGGGCACCCGCTACCAATTCATCGACCCCTGCTCCGCGCGCAACTGGGCCATGATCTGGGCGCTGTTCGATAGTGCCAACCGTTGCTTCATTTACCGCGAGTGGCCCTGCCCGAACGAGTATGTCGAAGGCGTCGGCTACCCCGGCATGTGGGCCGAGCCGGATGGCAAGAAGGCGGACGGGCGCCAAGGTCCCGCGCAAAAGGACTTTGGATTCGGGCTAGAGCGATACATCGAAGAAATCCGCAACGTCGAGAACGGCGAGCGCATCTTTGAGAGATGGATGGACAGTCGCTATGGCAACGCGCAGACCTTGGCCAAAGAGCGGCCGACCACCCTCATCGAAGAAATGAGTGATCTCGGCATGGACTTCTCTGCCGCCCCCGGCGACACGATTGATGAAGGTGTCGGGCTTATCAACGACTGGCTGCACTACAACACGCAGAAGCCGCTCGACGCACTGAACCAGCCGAAGCTCTACATCAGCGAGAACTGCCAGAACCTAATCTGGTGCATGAAGGAATGGACAGGCGCTGACGGCAACAAGGGAAGCAGCAAGGATTTCCCTGACCTCGTCCGCATGCTTGTGCTTTCCGGCTGCAACAACGTCGAGGGCGACATCCTGCGTCCGCGTGGAGGAGGGAGTTACTAATGGATTCTCCTCTCATCGTGGCCTACGGCGGCGGCACCAACAGCACCGCCATGCTTTGCGGCTTCCGCGAGCGCGGCATCCGCCCTGCGCTGATCCTGTTTGCCGACACGGGCGGCGAGTTGCCGCACACCTACGAGCATCTGCGCTTC